AAATGGAAAAATTAATGTGGATTAAAGATAAAATTATGGCTATGCCAAAGCATAAACAAATTGCTTTAGGTATTGCTGTTATCGCAGTAATAATTGTTGTATGCTTCTAGACAAGAAAGAAACAACAGAATTAACTGAAAAACAAAAGACATTTCTCTCTGTTCTATTTGGAGAAGCTAATGGTGATCCAAGAACAGCTGCAGAGATTGCAGGCTATGCTCCCACCTCATATCCGAAAGTGGTACAAGGTTTAAGAGACCAGATCATAGAACGTGCCGAAACGGTATTAGCAGCTCACTCACCGAAAGCTGCATTAAGCATAGCCAACGCAATAGATGATGATGGATCTATACCTGGTGCTAGCATTAGAATGGAAGCAGCAAAACAGATACTGGATAGAGTAGGTGTAGTCAAGAAAGAAAAATTAGATATTAATGCCAAAGTCGCCCATGGTATATTTATATTACCAGCCAAAGAAGCATAATGAAATCTATATTATATAGAGTATATATTTGGTCAGGAAAAATACATAGTTGGTCGTGGACAATGCTATATGGGAAACGAAACAATGAGCCTAGGACATAAAAAAAGAATTTCAAGAACTGTTCCATTTGGTTATAAAGTAAGTGAGCAGGATAATAAGTTATTAGAGCCGATCCAAGAGGAACTTGAAGCTATAGAACAAGCAAAACAATATATTAAAAGTTGTTCCTATCGAGAAGTTGCTGGTTGGGTAGAAAGAAAAACAGGCAGATATATATCTGCACCAGGCTTAAGAAAGGTGTTGTCAAGAAGTGAATGATATACCACCACCTAAAAAGAAAAAGAAAAGTATAGCTAAAGCAAAACGATCTGCTAAAGCTAGCATTAGTGATATAGCTAAACAAGTACAAAAAGCAAAAGATGATTATCACAATGCACAAAAAAAATTAAAGAATAAAAAAGAAGCTATTAAAAAAGCTGACAATGTTCTAGAAAATAAACAAAATATAGTTGTTGAAGATGATCTAGAAATAATACCATCAAATGTAAAAAAGGCAGTACAAGAACAAGAAGTTATATTTGAACCTAATGAAGGACCTCAAACACAATTTTTAGCTGCATCAGAACGAGAAGTATTTTATGGTGGTGCAAGAGGCGGAGGTAAATCATATGCAATGCTTATTGATCCACTTCGTTATTGTGATAAGGCAAAACACAGATGTCTACTATTAAGACGTTCAATGCCAGAGTTAAGAGATTTAATTAATCACTCACAACAATTATATCCTAAAGCATACCCTGGTGCTAAATGGAGAGAACAAGAAAAAGAATGGAGATTTCCGTCAGGGGCGAAAATAGAATTTGGATACGCTGAGAACACTACTGATGCACTTCGATATCAAGGTCAATCTTACACATGGATTGGAATCGATGAGCTACCACAATATCCCAATCCAGATATTTATAATTTTCTAAGGTCATCTCTTCGATCAGTAGATCCAGAGATACCAGTGTTTATGAGAGCAACAGGCAATCCAGGTAACGTTGGATCAACATGGGTAAAAGAAATGTTTGTAGATCCTGCTACTCCTAATACAAGGTTCTCTATAAATATTCAAACACCAGTTGGTAATAGGTCTATAACTAGAAGATTTATACCAGCTAAGTTACAAGATAATCCTTATCTAATGCAAACAGAGGATTATTATATTATGCTAGCCTCTTTGCCTGAAGTGCAAAGAAAACAATTCTTAGAAGGAGATTGGGGAGCTTACGAAGATGCTGCTTTTCCTGAGTTTAATAGAGCAGTTCATGTAGTTGAACCCTTTGACATTCCTAGAAATTGGCATAGGTTTAGATCTTGTGACTGGGGATACTCATCTCCCGCATGCGTACTATGGTTTGCAATTGATTTTGATAATAATCTTTGGATTTACAGAGAACTATATACAAAAAAAGTTGTAGCAGATGTATTTGCAAGAAAAGTATTAGAGATGGAGAATGGTGAGTATATTCGTTATGGCATATTAGATTCTAGTACCTGGGCACGAAGAGGTGATGTAGGTCCAAGTATAGCAGAAACAATGATAACTGCAGGATGCAGATGGCGACCATCTGATAGATCACCTCGAAGTCGTATAAATGGTAAATTAGAATTGCACAAACGTTTATCAGTTAGAGATAAAGGAGATACAAAACAACCATCCCTTTTTGTTTTTAATAATTGTATAAATTTAATACGAACACTACCTCTACTACCGTGTGATAAAAATAATCCAGAGGATGTTGATACACACACAGAAGATCATGCATACGATGCATTACGTTATGGATGTATGTCTCGCCCCATTAACCCACAAGGAAATGGTTTTGATGATTTTGGTAAAAATAAAACATTTAAACCAGCAGATAGAATATTTGGATACTAATGGATATAGACAATAAAAAATTAAGAGTTGGATTTCAGGATCTAACTATTGAAGTAAGAGATGCAGATTTTAGAACAGATAATCTAACAGATTGCTATGGACATTATTTGCAAAGAGAAAATAAGATACAAATAAATACAAATTTAGAACAACACGATTTATTAAATACAGTAATTCATGAAATTTTACATGCATGCTGTTATGTTGGTGGGCTCACAACTAAATCTAATCCATTATCAGATGAGGATAAAGAAGAAGTTGTTACTAGTACTTTAGCCAATCAATTACATATTGTCTTACGAGATAATCCGTGGCTCTTAAAATTTATACAAGAGTCATTATTAAAAACTAAAAATAAGGAGAAATGACATGGATATCATGAAAAAATATAAACAAGGTGATTTAGATGAAGTAAACACTTCACCTGATAGACCTGCCAATAATATGCCTGCTGTTGAAGAAGGTGGAAAAAATGAAGATGCACCTAAAGTAAAAACTAATATGGTAGACGGCAAAGTATTTTCTATGGCTGACGAACGAGACTACTAAAAATTAGGTACATTACATGGCTGATGACAATATAGGACTAAGAGATGATATAATTGTAGGATTAGGTGAACCTGATGAAACAGAAAAAACACCAACCTATGATGATTTTGCTAGTCTTCAAGGATTAATTAAATCTAGATTTAATAAGTCAGAAGATGCTAGATTATTTGATGAAAGCAGATGGCTTAGAGCATATAAAAACTATAGAGGAATCTATGGTTCTGATATGTCTTTTACAGAAAAAGAAAAATCTAGAGTATTTGTTAAAATAACAAAAACAAAAGTTCTTGCCGCATTTGGTCAATTAATTGAAGTTCTTTTTTCTAGTGGAAAATTTCCAATAGGAGTAGAGCCTACCCCTATGCCTGAAGGTATAGCAGAATTTGCAAGGGTAAAGCAAGACAATGAACCTGAACAAAAACCTAAAGAAGAAAATAATTTAGTAGATCTTTATGGGTATCCAGGAGATGGTAAAGAAATGGCTCCTGGTACTACAACAACAGATTTACTAAGAGGAATAAAGAATGATTATGAAGGTATTGAATTTGCCGAAGGTCCTTCTCCACAATCTCCTGCTATGCCACAAATTGAACCAGCAAGACAGGCAGCTGAAAATTTAGAAAAATTAATTCATGATCAGTTAGATGAAACTAGTGCTATAACAGTATTACGGCATGTTTTATTTGAAATGGTATTACTAGGCACTGGAGTTTTAAAAGGTCCTTTTACTCATGATAAAACTTTACATAAATGGGATACAAATGAAGAGGGAGAGCAAGAATACAGGCCTCAATCTAAAACTGTTCCAAAACTAGAAGCGGTAAGTGTATGGGATTTTTACCCAGATCCAGATGCAACAACAATTCAAGACTGTGATTATGTAATACAAAGACATTCATTAAATAGATCTCAGCTTAGAGACTTAGCTAATAGACCTTTATTTAGAAGAGGTGCTATAGCTGAGTGCATAAAGATGGGTGAAAATTATGAAGTTCGTGGATTTGAAACGGCACTACTTGATAGAGAGAATGTTGATGATCTTAAGAAAAAAAGATTTGAAATATATGAATATTGGGGATCAATGGATGCAACTCTTGCAGAAGAGGCAGGCTTAGAAATTGATGAAGATTTTGATGAGTTATCTGAAGTACAAATAAATGCTTGGGTATGTAATGGCCATATACTTAGATTAGTACTAAATCCTTTTACTCCTGAAAGAATACCGTTTCATATATGCCCATATGAAATAAATCCATATCAATTTTTTGGCGTAGGCATACCAGAAAATATGGAAGATGCACAAATGGTAATGAATGGTCATGCAAGAATGGCTATTGATAACCTAGCATTAGCAGGTAATTTAGTGTTTGATATAGATGAAACACAACTAGTACCAGGACAAGATATGAGTATATATCCTGGTAAAATATTTAGAAGACAATCTGGTGTAACAGGAACTGCAATAAATGGATTAAAGTTTCCTAATACAGCAACAGAAAATTTAATGATGTTTGATAAGTTTAGACAACTGGCAGACGAATCGACAGGTATACCATCTTACTCACATGGAGCAACTGGTGTACAATCAACAACAAGAACCGCAGCAGGTATGTCTATGTTAATGGGAGCTGCTGCATTAAGCATTAAAACAGTAGTTAAGAATATAGATGATTATTTATTAAGACCCCTTGGTGAATCTTTATTTTCTTGGAATATGCAATTTAATCAAAACGTAGAAAATATAAAAGGTGACTTAGAAGTAAAAGCAAGAGGGACATCTTCTCTAATGCAAAAAGAAGTAAGGTCACAAAGATTAATGACATTTATGCAAACTGCAAATAATCCTAATATTGCACCGTTTGTTAGATGGCATTCTATCTTAAAAGAAATTGCTAAATCATTAGACATTGATCCAGATCAATTAATTAATGATCCAGAGAATGCACAAATTTTTGCAAAAATAATGGGGATGACAAATGGAAATCAACAAACTCAAAGCCCTAGTGGCGGACAACAGAATGTGGGGGCTCCTAACGGAATACCTCCAGGCTCAAATCCAACAGACGCATCGGGAGTTGGAAACGGCAACATCGGCACAGGAAATGTTCCGCAGCCAGGGGAAGCTGGTTATGCTGAAACATCTCCTACAACTCCGAGAGCAGTTAACGAAAGCTAAATAGATTATGGCAATATACGATAATCCACCTTCAATAGATCCTAACACTGGACAAATACCTGATTATAAACAAGTTATGGTACAAGATACAGATGCTAATAGTCCTACTTATGGACAATATATTTTAAAATATGAGTATACAATAGGGTCTACTAAAGTGTCTAATTCATTGCTTACAGAAGCTAGAACAGAATATGATCAATTTGAAGGAGATGCTGGAAGTGAAGATGGCACTGATGATGGTACTGATGATGGTACTGATGATGGCACTAATATTACAAGAATAACACAAGGTAGAGGCGGAGAAAGAAGGGCAAGAGAAGAAGCAGCTAGACAAAAGGCATTAGCTGAAAGTCTTTCAGGAACGTATGATCCTGAAGCTATGACTAATTTTGCATACGGTGGAAATTTTCTTACAAATCTTGTTATGTCCGAAGTTCCAATTATTGGAGGACTGTATGCTTTTGGAAAGTATAGAACTGCTAAAGAATTAAAAGACAATTTTGGAATTGATAAAAAAGTATATGGTCAAATGCAAAAAGAAATGAAAGAGAACAATCTAACATTTGATCAAGCATATTCTAAAACACAAGGCGGATCAGCAATGACAGCTACAGATGATCCTAATTATGATCCATATGGAAATATTTATAGATCAGCTACAGGAGCAACAACAGGACGTGCATTTGGTAGTGGATACGAAGGATATAGAGACAAATCTATATCAGAAGAACGTGGAGGTTTTATTCAAGGAACTGGAGAAGCACAAGAAAAAAGCAGCTGGGATAAGATAAGAGAAATGGTAGGCTATGATAAAGACCTTAGTCTTGATTTTAGTAGAGAATCATATTCAGCAAATACTAGTCCAGCAGAGTTTGATAGGATTGCACAAATAAATAGAGATTATGCCAATGCTGTTGAAACAGGAGATTATAGTGTATTTGGAGTTGAGAAGGATACAACAGATACTCCTGGCAACGAACTCTCAGCGCTAGATCAAATAGCAGAAACAGCTAATGAAACTAGTGCAGATACTGATCAAAGTGGAGAAGCTACAACAGATTTATCAAATCCAGGAAGTGGCTATGGTTGGAGTAGTGTAAATGGTTCTACAATGACTTCATCATCTACAAGTACTAATACAGATGGTACTACAAGTATTAATGAATCAGGATTGACAACAGCTAATAATGTAGTTAGTGAGGGTACTGGAGGAACAAGCGGATATAGTGAAAGTGATGTGTCTAATGCTCAAAGCACTATTGATGGTTCTGTTAATACTGGCGGAAATGCCTATGGAATGGATAATGGTGTAAGTGCAGTTGGATGGGGAGCAACTACTGATAGTGAAGGCAATACCAGTTATTCAGGCACAGTAACTTATGGTGGTTATAATGCAGGAACAGGAACAAGTACTCCTGTTGGCAATGTAACAACAGGAGGTCCTAATACAGGCGGTGCAATTAGTAATCCAGATGGTGCCTATGGTAATAGTAATAATAGTGGTGGTGATGGTGAATGTTTTTTAGCAGGAACTCTTATTACTATGGCAGACGAAACTAAAAAACCAATTGAAGAAATAGATCTTATGGAAAAGGTTGCAGTTGGAGGATACGTTGGTGGAGTTGGTAAATTTTTAACAGATGAATTATATAATTATAATGGAGTTAAAGTATCTGGCAATCATTTAGTTAATGAAAATAATAAATGGATGTATGTTAAAGATTCTAAAAATTCAAAATCATTAGGTGATGATACTCACGTTGTATATGTTCTTGGAACTGAACATAGAAGATTATTAATTGAAAATATTTTGTTTACAGACTACTTAGAAACAAAAGAACAAAAAATGTTTATAGCAAAAGGAAGTGATTATTTTTTTAATTCACATGCAAAAATAGGCAATGAAATTGCACAAGAAAATTTAGATACACTTAATGCAAAAACTTAAAGCTAGATTATGGAATCTAGATAAAGACTATGATACTATAAAATTATGGTGGAAAGAATACGATTGGACAAGTCCTCCAAAAGATTGTTTACCTCCAGATGGAATTATTGTAGAATATAATAATATTCCAATATGTTGTACAGGAATTTATTTTGGACTAGGATGTAAATTTGCTTTTATGGAATGGGTATTAGTAGATAAAAAACAAGATTCAAAAATTAGATACGAGTGTTTAAAAAAATGTCTTGATTCTATATTTCAATTAGCAAAAGTAAAAGGATATAAACTTATTGGCCATACTACTTCTGAAAGTAAACTATATGATCGTTATGAAAAAGATCATGGCATGATTAAAGTAGATCCTATACTAACAGGATTTTTAAAAATAATAACAAACAATAATGAATTTAAAACTGTAGACGATATAGACTTTATGGTTGGAGATGAATACTACAAAGAAATAAATAATAGGAGAATATAAATGGCAAACGGAAATATGCAAGGGGCAGGAATGATGGCCTCAAACCCACAAGAAAATAGAATGCCCATGGAAGAATCAGTAGGGGGTTCTATTGTTGACGGTGGCAGATTTCAACAGGCAGTGTCTAATCTATCAGATGAATCAAGTACTATACTTGAGCAACATTTAACTCCTCCTGTAAAAAAAGCTATGGCAGAATTGTTTGGCCCTGAAGTTGTAGGAGTCTTAAAAGATTTTGGCCCAACAGAACCTACAATAAATATACCAGTTTCGATTGTTTCTCAAACGTATCCTGCAAAAACTATAGAAGAGTCTATAGAAATGATGGGACAAGATTTTGCTAGTAAAGCATCATCTAGTATGAACAATCAACAAGTTTCTAACCAACAAGGATTAGGAAGCTCTCCTGCAATGATGACAGAAGAGCAAAATAATGTGCCACCTGCTAAGCCAATAATGGCCTAGCAGCCCACTAGGGCTACCCTTCCCATAAGGCACCCAACTCAACTAAGGAGGATATTATGGTTGACGACACGAATGAAGATGTAATAGAAACAACGGAAGAAGTTTCTGCTACACCTGAACAGGAACAAGTAGAAGAGATACTTGATCCAACACCTTATCAAAACAAGTACAAAAGAGATCTCGAGGATAAGGATACTGATACAGCTACCGAACAACAGGACACCGAAGAAGAGGCTACTCCTGAAGAACGCCCTGTAACAGCCGAGGAAAAGGCTTTTAAGAAACGTTATGACGATCTTAAACGCCATTACGACAAAACTTTAAGTAAACATAAAACAGAAGTTACAAAACTAAAAACTCAAGTTGAACAAAGTGCAAATCAAATGCTACCGCCTAAAGATCCAAAAGAACTTGCAGCGTGGAAACAGCAGTATCCTGATGTCTATGATGTCATAGAATCTGTTGCTTTAAATCAAGCAGATGCTCGTGCTAAACAACTTGAAGAAAAATATCAGTTTTTGCAATCACAACAAACAGAGATTGCTAAAGAAAAAGCTGAAGTTGAATTACTAAAAAGACATCCTGATTTTGTTGAAATTAGAGCTCAAGATGAATTTCATGAATGGGCTCAAAGACAAGATCCAACAATTCAAGGATGGTTGTATGATAATCCAGACAACGCTGATTTATGTGCAAGAGCTATAGATCTTTACAAAATGGATGCAGGTATTACTAATAAAAAAGAAAAATCTGTAACTAAAGATGTAAAAAAAGAAGCAGCAAAGGCAGTAACCAGTACTAAAAAAGGTAATCAAATAAGCGTAACAGAAAAGAAAATTTGGAGTGTTGAAGAAATTAGCAAGTTAAAACCTGGTCAATTTGAAAAACATGAAAAAGACATTATGTTAGCTCGAAGAGAAGGTCGTATAAAAGCATAAACTAAAAACTTAACTTAACGCTATAAGGAGAATAATATGGCAATATCAAGATCAAGTGGGTATAATAACCTACCTAATGATAATTTCATACCTGCAATTTATAGTCAAAAGGTTCAAAAGTTTTTCAGAACTGCTTCGGTTGTTGAAGACATTACAAACACCGACTACGCTGGAGAAATTGAGGCTTATGGCGATACGGTAAATATTATCAAAGAACCTACGGTAACTGTAGCTGCGTACACTCGTGGACAGTTAATCAACACACAAAACTTAGCTGATGATCAATTACAATTAATTGTTGACCAAGCAAATGCTTTTGCTTTTAAAGTAGATGACATTGAAGAAAGACACTCTCATGTAAATTTTGAGTCTGTTGCAACTTCTTCTGGTGCATATGCTTTAAAAAATGCTTATGACAAAAATGTCTTAGCAGCAATGATAGCAGGTGCTGGAACTACAAATGGTTCTGATGGATCAGGTAATGCTGATGTTGGAACGTACGCAGAAGGTACGACTTTAGCATCTAGCCCTGAAGTTGATCCAATCAACATCTTAGCTAAACACGCTAAACAACTAAACGCATTAGATGTTCCAGAAGAAAATAGATTCTTCGTAGCTGGACCTGAGTTCTATGAGCAACTAGGAAAAGCAAACAACAAACTAATGGCAGATACTACTGGCAGTGCTACACCATTAAGAAATGGTAAAGTATACAGTGGTAAAATTAATAACATGGATTTATACATGACTAATAATTTTGCTACAGCTAGTACATCTAACGTTTTCTTATGCATGTCTGGTCACATGTCTTCTACTGCAACTGCTAATCACATTGCAAAAATGGAAGTAGTGAGAGACCAAGACTCTTTTGCAGACGTTGTTAGAGGTTTGCATGTGTTTGGTAGAAAAGTACTAAGATCGGAAGGTCTTGTTGCTGAATATTTATTAATTGATTAAAATAGGAAAGGAATAATATCATGGCTACTTACGATGTAACAGGTAATTCTAGTTCAACTAGTACACCTTCAAGAAAAAACCCTGGTGTAAGAACCCCTTACCTAGTGGAAAATACAATTGATATATCAAAAATTAATAGTTCTGCTGGAACAACAAACGGAGACGTACTACAAGTACTCGATGTTCCTGCTGAAACTTTAGTTCTACATGCTGGTATTGAAGTTCTTACTGCACTATCTAGTAGTGCAACTATGGACTTTGGTATTACTGGTGGAGACGTTGATGTATTTGTTGACGGAGATGCTAACGCAACAGGATACTCTGTACTAACAGCTACTGCAAGACCAATTATTGCAAGTGCTGACACTATCGACTTACTAGTCGCAGGTGCAGATTCTTCTGCAGGTAAAGTTAGAGTATTCGCACTTATGTGTGATGTTTCTGGCGTTTACGAAACAGCAAACAATGCTTAATTGTTAATTAGAGGGGAGCCTTATGGCTCCCTTCTTTTATAAAGGAATTTATGAGTACAATAGATTTAAGAAAAACTACAACAGCGTCTACAGGACAGAAACTTACTCCTATGTATGATAACAGTCCTAAAAAAATTAATAAAGAAGATATTATTAATTTAAGATTAGATGAACAAGATAAAAAAATAAATAAAATATTAAAGTTATTAGAGAGTAAATAATGAATTACCTACAGCTTACAAATACAGTATTAGCAGAACTTAATGAGGTTCAACTTACTTCATCTAATTTTGCAAGCAGTAGTGGTATACAAACAACTACTAAAGATGTTGTTAATAAATCTTTACGAGATGTTTACTCCTCAGAAATGGAATGGCCTTGGTTACATAGTGA